TCATGCGGGTTGTGACGGGGTTTGGCGTAAAGGTGGCGTGCGCCGACCGTCTGGTGCCTGCTGGTGTCCGTCGATCCAGTCCAGCACTTCCTCGCGATCATACAGCTTGCGCCGGCCGATTTTGAAGGCGCGGGGGAAGTCGGCCCGCTTGGATGTGCGATCGCGGACGTGCTTGCGGTTCAGGCCCAGCATGTCGGCGATCTTGTCGATGTCGATCAGGTCTCGTTCGGTCATGGCTTTGTCAGATCTGGGGCGTTGATGGGGGCCGGCAATTTGATGCCTCGTGCGATGCCTGGCACCAGATCAATGGCGCCCTTGCGGTGCAGGGCCTTCAAATGGTCCTCGGCGGCATTCGGAGAGCGAAACCCGAAGGCCTCGGCGATTTCCACCCGAGAGGGCGGGATGCCGCACAATTTGATCGACATCTCGATGAAGGCCAGGATTTCGTGCTGGCGCCTTGTGAGCGGGAGCGCTGACCGCTTCGGCGCCGCGGCCGGTGCTTGGTGTTGGGCTGCGTGTGCCATCACATCTCCTTTCCAATAGCGGCGGCGGCGCGCACGATGGCGCGGCGGGTGGCCGCTTCAATGCCCCCATGCAGGTGGGCCTCGCATCCCAGCCAAGCACCGCCAGCGCGCCGTGCTGACGCGCCGTATTCTTCGACGTGCAGCCACAGATTCAGCTTCACCGCCAGCCGCAGCGCGTCGCCGTCGTCGGTGAGGGGAAGCCAAGTTTTTCTCTCGTCGCTGCCGCGATGGGAATAGGTGAAGAATCCGCCGGCACACGGCTCCCAACCGCCAAGGGGCATCCCAGCCGCCTTAGCCGCCAGCTCCAACAGTTCGCGGTCATTCATCGTGTATCTCCAAAGTCTGCCCAGTGAGATGGCCCGTTTCCTTGAGGGCATCGAGTTGCAGCCGGGCGTGGTCGTCGCTGATGGCGTAGATGTGGCACTCGTAGGAGCCGTCCGGGCTGTAGAACTTGACCGAATAGGCGTGCCATACGCGGCCCTGGGCATCCTTGCAGGATGTGGGGTAGGGGATATGGTCAGGCATCCCGCTCTCCTTGTTCGGCCTGGGGGGCAGAAAGGGCGGCGCGCAGGTCCTTGCGCCACCACCATTTGCCGACTGCGCCGGGTGCGCGCTCGCCGAAATCGACGCCGTGCAGCTGACCCTCTCCCAGCAAGAAGGCGAACACAGGGTGATCGAATGCGGCGCGCAGCTTTTTACACTTGCGCCATTCGCTGTCATAGAGCGCCTGTAGGCGGTCGACTTCTGCTATGTCTTGATCCACGCCATTCCGCAGCCGCTGGTTCTCGGCGCGGAGGTGCGTCAGTTCATCCCCGGCGCGCTGCTGGCCGCCGTCCTTGTCCGCCTGGGTCTTGAGGGCGCGGGCGACGTTCAACAGGGCATTGGACATTGCGGTCTGCGAGCCGGAAGCCGCAATTGCGCGAAGGCGATCTGCGTCGATTCTGGGCAGGTCTACAGGCTCGCCCTGATGCGACGCCATGGCAGCGTCCCAGGCATCCCGAGCTAACTTCCGCTCATAGGCCGTTAAGTCGTCACAGTCGCAATGCATGGCGATCCAACCATCAAAGTCGATATCGCTATACCGTTTCGAGGCTGTGCCATTGCGCACGTTCTCGGCGCTGGCCTGGGGCGCGGCATCTGACGCAACAAACGCGCCATCAAGAAATGCTTCCGTCAGCTTTGCAGCAACCCGCAGGCAAGAATCCTTCGTTCCGGTGTAAAGCGACCGACTTCCATCGCCCGCGACGACCTTGTAGCTGAACTTGCCATCAGGGACCGGCCGATACCGATTCACGGCCATCTGTTCGATTTCCGGCTGCGCCTCCCCGGCTACAGGGCCACAATCGCGGCAAATAGGGAGTCCACCCGGGTCAACCCTTGAGCCTCCGCAGGTCTTGCAAACCGCCTCCCCGGCTACAGCGCTGGCCTGGGGCGCGGCATCGCAAGTGCTTGATTTCACTGCATAACGCGAATCCGAGTTATGCAACTCCCCGGATACAGGGGCGCTTGCCACGGGTCCGCCCTTGGCTGCATCGAGCGCTGCCTGTGCTGCCTCGTACTTGTCCCCTGTATCCAAGCTGGTGCGAATGCGTCGGAGTGCCCATTCAAGATGTGGCCGAAGGTCGGCTACAGGGGCGCTTGCCAGGGCGGCACTGCATTCGTCCAATGCGGCGCGGATGCGCACCACATCGTCCATGACCGGCGACCGATAGAGCAGTTCCGGGTCGTCTTCCTTTCGCGTGTCTGGCCCATCAGCCATAGCGATGGAAGCAAGCGCCTTGATGATGGCGGAGTGGCACTTTTTAAACGCCGCCCGCTCATCGGCTACAGGGGCGCGCAGCTTGGACAGCTCTGCGCGCAAGCGTTCGATCTCGTCGGCGGCGTCGCGCTCCAGCTGCACCACGCGGGCATTGCCGTGTTCGGCTTCGTCCAGGTCCGCGTTGTCGCGCAAGCGCTGGGTGATGTCGTCTTGTTGGGTCATGCTGCTTTTCTCCTGGGAATCGTCAGAACCACGCCCAGCCCGCTACGCTCAAGGGCGGCGACGTTGGACAGTCCGTAGGCGACAAGGCAAATAGGCGCGCCGGAATTGAAAGGCGCTCGGGTGCCGTCGACGTAGTGGAAGTGCGGGCGGCCTTCGATGAACAGCACGGCATCAGCAGCACCCCACACGCACTCGTAGAACATGGCGGTTTCGGTGCGGGCCGGGATGAGGGCAACGCCGTTGCCATGTTCGACCATTCGGCGCAGCCATTTCACTGCCTCGCGGCCGAAAGGCGGGTTGCACCAGACGCGGCCCTTCCATTGCTGCAAAAGGCCGTTATCCGATACTGTGAAATGGTGCCGGGCGGTGCCCCACGGACGAACGGCTGGCGCGCAGGGGTCCAGATCGAAGTCGCCGAGCGCCGCGATGATTCCTGGCGGCGTCAGCCATTCATCGTTTTTCATGCGGGCGGATTGATGCGAGGACAGCGCCATGCTCATTCCCCCGCGCCCTGTTGTGCTGGCTGGGCGGCGCTCGGCGGCGGCGTGTGCGCGCGATTGACGGGGAACAGGCGAAGGATGGCATCACGCACCTTGGTGGCCTTGTCAGAATCCCAGCCGGCCGGCGTCACGATGACATAGCCGCCAGTGATCGCGGCGCCCTTGATCGTCGGCAGCGTGGCGTCGCCAGGCGCAGCAACATCGCCATGAACGACCACGAATGCGGTGGACACTTCTGGAAACCGCGCAGCGTAGGCGCGCCACAGGGCCGCATCCTGCGAATCCCTTTGCGCATCAGATCGGTAGCCGTCGCGCGAGGCTTCGAGGTTCTGGATGTCGCTGCGCATATCGGCCTCACAGAAGGCGTATCCGCGACGGTAGGTCAGAAACAATTCGTTGATGCGGCCGTCCTGATATACGATGCCCTTGGGCCAGAATTCCTTGGCTTCCCTGTCGAAGCGGCCGGAATGTTCGCGCTCAAACTGAATCATCAGGTCGTAGTGTTCTTGATCGAAGATTTTCATCACGCATCCCCCTTACGTTGGGCTGCAACGGCGGCGTGGTGAATGCCGGTCGCGTGCTGCCACAGTTTTCCGTGTGCAATTTTTGATGCCAGATCAACGCTGATGCCAAACTCTTCGGCAATCTTGGCGCGACCCCATTCTTTACCTCCGGCCTTTCGTCTTTCGACTATCAAGCGCGCTTGCTCGGCGGTGATCTTTGCCGCGCCGTTTCTTTCGCCCCTGGCTATCGTCCCGAGGCGAGCGTTATCTCGCTGGTTCTCCGAAGCGGTTGCCCATCGCAGGTTGTCCAGGCGGTTGTTCTCTTTGTTGCCGTCGAAATGGCAGGCTTGCATGCCTGCCGGGCGCGGCCCGACGAAGGCCTCGAGCACCAGGGAGTGGACAGTGCAGTAACGCCTCTTCCCGTCTTGGTGGACGCAGACCCGCAAGTATCCCTTCCAGTTTTTGAAAGGGTGCAGAGGCGAACCTGTCTTACCGTAAACGGTTCCGTCCGTATCGACGCTGTAGCCTTCAAAGCCGGGGATGGCTTGTTTCATGACTTCACCTCCGCATCGCCAGCAGCGGGAGCGCGCAGCGCTTTCATGGCCTCGTACAGCAGCAGGCTGGCCGAGTTCTCCTGGCCGTTGTGGGTGAGGTAGTGCTCGATGCGCGCCGCCACTTCAGCCGGGGCGCCGTAGGTGTGTGCCGCCGTGGATGCGTCAGCGGCGGCTGGTAGCGGATGCGCCCCGCTGTAGATGCAGTGCGATCCCTGCCACACGCCGACGCTCACGCCGCGCGGGTCGTGGTCCACGGTGACGGTGATCGGGGATTCGGGGGTGTTGGTCGACATGTCAGGCTCCTTGTTTCTGCATGGCGTTCAGGCGCATGCGTGCGTAGTTCAGCTTGATGACGTCCAGCTTTCCCAGCAGGCCGTCGATGGTGTTCACGCCGACGCGGATGGGCGCCAGCTCGTAGTCGTGCAGGATCACGCCGCGGCAAGCCCGGTTCTCGATCTGGATGAGCGCGGAAGCGCCGCCGGTGATCAGGCGGGCTTCGTGGGCGTGGCGCTCGTCGTGTTCCAGGGTGAGCTGCAGCAGGTTGAACGCCCGCGCCAGCGCGTTCCAGGCGTCTTCCGTGGGCGCATTGGCCAGGCAGGAATAGGCCGTGTGCAGGCTCATGCCGAACTCGTCGCGCAGCGGGCCCATGACGGGGATGCGCGGAACCGTAGGCCGGTACTGCTTGCGGCGGGGCTTGCGGGCGTGGGTCATGGTCTTCTCGGTATATGGAGGCCGGGCACCGGCGGCGGTCGGATGGGGGAGGGAGTCCCGCCGCCGGGCCGGCCAAAGGGTTACGCGCCGTCGCCGGTCGCCTTCGCGTGAGTGCCTTCCACACCAGCGCGCATGCGGCGCAGGGTGCGCTGTTGCAGCCAGTGCATGGCCTCTTCGATCTTGGTCAGCGCCAGCGCGTTTTCGCGGCAGGAGAACGGGCCGGCCTGGAAGCTGCGCAGGCGGTCGGCGACGATGGCCAGCAGCACCTCTTGCGTGACGCCGTTCACGCCCACTTCGTTGATCGGGCCGTTCTGGAAGAGAATCAGCGTGGTGTTTGCGTCCTGGTCGTCGGGATCCGACGGGTTGGTGCTGTTGTCGAAGCCTTCCACCAGATACGCATGGTTTGCGCCGCCCGCGCCGGGTTCATCGATGGCGCGGATGGTCAGCAGATCGTTGGCGGGGTTGACGACGTGGTCGTTGATGCTACGGGTCATGGACTGCTCCTATGGGGTACTGCGTTGGGAAAGGGGCTACGCCGCTTCCGGCTCCAGGTTTAGGCCCAGCGAGCCCTGCTTCTCCACGGCCGGGGTCACGGTTACCGTGATCTCGCGGCCCATGACCTCGTAGAGCTTCTTCGCCTGGTCGCTGGTCGGATGGCACTTGACGCGGAAGGCGATGTTCACGCTTCCGCCTTCCATGAGACCCGCCGAAAAATTCAGCACGTCGACCGGGTCCAGGACGATGTCGGAAGGGCCACCCAGGCCGAAGCCGATCACCACGGCGGCGCCCTTCAATTCGCGCTTGAACTTCAGTTCCTCGATCAGGTCGCCGAAGACGCGCTGCGTCGGCTCGGGCGGCACGGTGGACCCTTGCGGGTCGTTCTCGTCGGCCTTGTAGAGCGCATGCCGCAGGCGTGGGTGCAGCTCGGTCAGGATGGAGTTCGAGTCGGTGAAGTTGATGTACAGGTCGGCCGCGCCGGCCGGCTCATCGCCGTGCCGCTCCACACGGGGTTTGAACTGCGCGAGCTTGGCGGTCTGCTGGTAAAGGTTGAACATGGGACTGGGCTCCAGGTGGTTGGTGATCAGGGCAGGGCCAGGCGGAAGCCGACGTCCGCGGCCTGGCTGTGCAGGCGCTCGACGCGGCCCTGGATGCGTGCCAGCTCGGCGCCGAAGGGCGTATTGCGCGGCGCGGCACTCATTTGGGCGTCGCGCCCGATGTCCGCTTCGGGTTGCAGGACGGGTGCCAGGCGTTCGAAGACGCCGCCGGCCACCACTTCCAGGTTGTCCAGAACGCGGTTCAGCTCGTGCAGCGCGTCGACGATTTCGCCGTTGGGGACCGGCGTGGGCTGGTTCTGGGCAGCGCCGGCGGACAGAGAGGAACTGACGTAGGAGAGAGACATGGATTGCTCCAGTTGGTGGGTGCTACGTTGGGGAAAGGGTCAGGCGGCCGGTTGCAGCGCGGCGCGGCGGGCGTCGTAGGCCTTCTTGAGCGCGTCATAATGCTCGTCCGGCGCGTCGCGGAAGCCGTCGGCGACCAGGTCGAGCGCGTCGATGCTGTCGGCCTCGGTGATCTGCTGCAGGATGGGCGCGGGGTCGAAGGCGGGCGCGGTGGTGACCGGCGCGTCCTGCGCGGGCGTCGCATCTTGCGCCGCGCCCTTCTTTGCCTTGAGGTCCTTCATGCTGGTGGTGCCGGGCTTCTTGCCGGCGTCGCCCATCTTGGCTTCCATCACGTCGCGCCAGGACGCCTCGCCGTCGCGGATGGCCGCATACAGCGCACGCAGGTCCTTGAGCTCGCTCGGGTCGAGTGTGCCGGCGTCGTGGCCCAGGTATTCCTTGAGCTGCTCCGCGCGCACGCCGATGGCCGAGAAGGCGTCGAAGAGTTTGCGCTTGGCGGCGTCCGGGTCCTCCGCATCGGCGCGTTCCTGGGTCTCCATGACGATCTCCATGCACTCGTCGACGATGTCGCCAGGGATCAGGCGCAGGCCCAGCGTGCGGACCGCCTTGGAAATCAGCGCCTGCTGCTTGTTGATGATGTCGTCGTCCGTGGCTTCCAGGATGTAGACGGTGTCGCCGTAGCTGTTGGTGCGCGTGCGCAGCACCTGGTCGCCGTCCTTGCGCTGGCGACGCTCGATGGTCTTGGTGATGGTCACGTCCTGGGCGTAGGGGACGTTCGCCTCCAGGTCCGTGACGGTGACGCGCACGATGCGCTTCTCGCGGTCGTCGTAGACGGTCATGGTCTCGACCGTGATATTGGTCATGTTGCGCACCGCCGCCTCGGCGAAGCGGATGGACGGGCCCGACGGCCACTTGCTTTTGTCCCGGCCGATCGGCTTCTGGTAGCGCGCCACCGCGGCAAAGGAGGGCCGGCGGCATTCCTTCAACATCTTCTCGCGCACCACGTCCATGTCACGCGGGCGGCGGATCGCCATGATGTAGCGCGCCTCCACCATTGCCTTGGCCTGGCTCGCCACGGCCGTCGACGCCGTCTCGATGCCGGTGTTGGCCACCATGTTGGAAAATTCGTTCTGTTGGGTGACAAGCTGGTTCATGGTCAGTCCTTGGAAGCCCAAGCGGGCAGGGAAACTTGATGGATGGCGGCGCCGTAGCCCGGCCAGTCGTTGGCGGCGAGGCAGCGCGCGTAGGTGTCCAGGTCACGGCGGTACTGGACGCGGCCGACGTCGCGGCCCGGCTCGTCGAGCATCACGGCGCTGGCGGCGAACGGCCATTCCGTCTCGACCGCCACGAACACGAAGCCCAGCACGTCGACGCCGGCAGCGCGGCCGAAGCCGTCGCTGTAGAAGGCGTCCTGCACGTGATAGCGCTTGCGCGCGATCTGGCGGGCGAACTCGGCCGGGCTGGCATCGCTGAAAGTCTTGACGTCCAGCAGCACCACGCCGGACTCGCCGGCCGGGTGGACCCAGTCGGGCCGGCAGCGGCACAGAACGCCGGTGTCTGGGTCGATCCAGTAGGCGGACACTTCGGGCCGGCCGGCGGCCAGGGCCTCGGCAACGTCCGGCAGGCGGCGCACGCTCTCAGCCTGGCGCAGCGCCGTCTCGCGCTGGTCGGGCTTGATGGCGATCACTCCGGCCGGCAGGCTGGCTTCCCATTTCTTCCAGGCCTTGGTGGCGCGCGAGACGTCCGGGCCCACCGCGTAGCGCCTGTCGAACTCGGCCGGCTCCAGGATGGCGCAGTGCGCGAGTTGGCCTTCCAACTGGCCGGCGCGCTCCTTCTCGGCCGGCCGGGCAGGGTCCAGGTGCAGGGCGTAGAACAGTGCCGGCGAGCGCGCCATGTGGTCCAGGCCGGTCTTGCTGATGCCCGGGCCGCGGTGGTACGCCTCGATGTCCTGGCCGTCGATCGTGCACGGCGCGTCGACCAGGGCGACGGGGTCGGTGATCGCGTTCATTGCTGGTCACCCAGCAAGTACCCGTCGGAGGTCAGGAAGGCCGTCTCGTTGAAGCACGCCTCTTTCAGAAGGTCGTATTCTTCGAAAACGTCACAACCCATCATCCAAATGATGGGACCGCTGAACGCAAAAAGCGTGGCGATCAGGCGGGTTTCCACTGCGTCCGCCTGGCGGCGCACCGTTTCGCGGTAGAAGGGTTGCTTCATCCAAGTCGAGGTGCGCACTTCGTTGGCGAACTTCCGAACGGCCAGCATCTCTTCGGCGACCGCGATCAACGCGTGCTGGTAGATGTTCAGTTCGCTGCAGGGCATGCGGCGAATGGCTTTCAGGTTGTGCATGGTCATTCCTTGGCGGCCACAGCGGTCTTGCCGCAGCCTTCGCAGGTGGGGTAGGGGGTGGACTGGCTGTCCAGCGTCGGGCCCAGCACGCAGGCCATGAGGACGCCGGCGGCCAGGGAGGCGGTGCCGATCAGCAGGTCGCCGTGGGCGCGCAGGAGGCGGCGGATCATTGGGCACCTCGCGCGGCGAGCATGTCGTCGGCTATTGCATACGCTTCGTCAGCCACCTGGGCATAGGTGCAATTCACCAGCCCCCAACCGCAGCGGTCATTCGCCTGGATTGGACCGCCAGGGTTGGCCAGAAAGCCCTGCATCGTTGCCATGGCGAACGCATCGCGCAGGGACACACCCGTGTTGGTCAGAACCTCGCGCTGCTTGGCGCTCTGGGCCCGGCCGGGATCGGGAAATACCGGGCCGCCGTCGTTGATCGTGTTCATGCTGACTTCCTCAGGAATTCCATGGCGCGGTCACCCAGCAGGCCCATGGGGTAAGCGGCAAGCAGGCCGCAAAGGGTGAAGAGGGCGAGATTCATTTGCGCGACCTCCAGGCTTCGACGATCGCGTCGTAGAGGCACAGCGCGCCGATCAGGAAGAAGGCGATCACAGGCAGGTCTCCGCTTCGTCGGGGTCCATCTCGGCCAGCAGGCGGTTGGCCTCGGCGTGGATGTAGTTCTCCAGGTGCTGCGACAGGAACCGGTGGATGCTCATGCTCACCGTGCCGGCTAGCAGCACCAGCGCCGCGGCGGCTTGGTTGTCGCTGACCTCGTCCAGCAGGCAGTCGGCCCAGATCCGCGCCGACTGGCCGAAGGCGCCGGCCGTGTCATTGCCCAGGCAGGCCACGACCAGCTCCACAGCACGCTCTTTCGTGACCGTGGGAGCATCAGCGTCCACCTCATCCGCGAAGTAGCCGAAGTCGGCCACGCGCGCGGGATCATCAAGGAAGGCTTGGCGGGCGTTCATGGCTCAGTTCCTCGCGTCGCCGGCGGCTACGTCCTGCGCCGCCCGCTGGGCCAGCGACTGCTGGGCCGCGTAGTCGCCCTCCTGGTTCGCCATCACGCGGTAGCGGTCGAACTCAGGCTTGAACGCCGTTTCCAGGCGGTCGCGCTTCTCGCTGTCGAAAGCCAGCCAGCACGCGGCCAGCTTCTTGACGCCGTTGCCGCCGAACTTCTGCATCGCTGCGACGGCCTGGCAGGTGGTGATCGTGTCCATGGTGTCTCCTTGCCCCGGCACCCGGGGCGGGTGGGGGAAGGTCAGGCGGTGGCCTGGGCGATGGCGGCGCGGGCGTTGGGGCCCCACGAAAACTGGCCGCTACCATCAGCGCTCATGACCGAATCGTTGTAGGCGAGGGCGGCTTGCAACGCTTCCACCAGCGCAGCGACATCCGGCGGCTGGCGCAGGCCGTAGGCGGCGGCGAAGGCGTCCTGATCGTCGTAGATCTCGAGCCGGTCGTCGGCGTCGAAGGCCGACACCACGCTCACACGGCCGGTGAGGACGCCGACGCGCACCAGGACTTCGTCAACCGTGGTTTCGAGCTTTCCGCCAACTGCGTTTAGCGCGCACATGGCGCTGTACACGGCCTGGGCCTGGGCGGGGGTGAGGATCAGATTGCTGTCCATGCTGTTCTCCTAGCCCCTACCGGGGCGGGTGGTCAAGCCGAGAAGCGCCAGTAGGTGCGGGGGTTGCGCACGAACTCGGTGGGCGTGTAGCGGTTGCGCTGGCCCTCGAACGTCAGGCCATAGCCCACGCCGCCATAGGCGTTGTCGTATTCCGTGATCTCGACGCAGCGCGGGTTGTCTCCCAAGCTGTTGTCGCTGTCGCCGTTGTAGTAGCCCTGGTTCGCCTTGAGGTTGTCGGCGAAGTCCTTGTCGACCGTGCTCATCGTCAGTTCTCCCGTTTCTCCCCGGGGTGGGGAGGTGTTGGGAGAAATATAAGGCATGCCTAATCATCAGGCAATAGGCATGCCTAATTTAATTTGTAACTACCTAACGTGCTCGGAGGCTCGTTGTCCTTTCCGCCGACCTGGAAGCAGCAAAAGGCCCGCATGGAGCGGGCCTGGTCGGATAAATCTCTGGGCTATTTTTCGCTACTGGTGCTTCGCATTCGCTTTGCCGCTTTGGCGCGTTCGTGCACCCGACCGAACAAGGAGAGCATCTCGTCTTGAAATGGAGGATGGCTCATCAGATTCGGAAGCTGGGGCGTTCGGGTTTCCGGAGGGAAAGAAACGTTGGCGAAAATGGGATGGGGAATAGCGTCTACCGATTCAAGCGGGTAACGATTCCAGAATTCGTAGGATTCCTGATGCAGCTCATCCGTCAGCAGTTGCATCAGTTGTCCCCGGTAGAGTTCCCTCTCTGACTTGAGGTAGCGCCTGTTAACTCCGGGAAGCCTCTCGGCCAGCATCAGAAGCATGTCAGGAAGAAGTGGGAGCTTTTGCCGATGTAGGAGCAGTAGGCTGGAGTTACCGAAATAATCGAAACCATGATTCGTGTAAAGGCTTTGAAGGACATCAGCGCGACCTCGCATCAGACATGCGTGGAGCAACGCTGAACCACTGTAGACCTGGAACGACTTATTGGCGTGGTGCTGACGTAAGAGCAAGATTTCGCCGAGCGCGGCAAGGAAGTCGCCTTCGATTAAGTGTCGTTCCAACCCATAGTAGTACGTGAAAACATAACCTGGCTCTATTGGGCGACGGACATCTTGTAGCCATGCGAGATACACCCCTCTCTGGTCGGGCGTCATGCCTACGTAGGAAGGGAAATATCCCAACTTGGCCACTTGGTCTTCGGCGGGAGCCGGCCACGTGACAGGGGATGACGCATAGATAGTGCTTGGCTCCGCTGGACCGGTCAGATCAACGTCGCCATGTTCGTTCAAGGATAGTGTGATAGATAAGGGATTGGCTGCGCCAGATGCTGGTTCATCAGTAGATAGGAAAAGAAGGTTTCTTCGACCTGCCGGGATATGCGGGAGTGCAAGGCTATTCGGCTCTCGTATTTCACTTGTCCCAACCATTCTTCGCATTGCAGCAATAGCTGTTTTCATCAATCTCATCGGGAGCCTGTCTCCTTCTATTCATGTTCCACTGAGCGGTCGTTGTTGCGGCGTCGGCCTGAGTGCGTTGGTTCGCTATTCAGTAGCCGATCCTCGATTGGTCGCCTAGCCCATTGGGGCGCGCGCCTGGATTCGATCTCGTAACTTTCAACCTTCCGTGAAGCATCTTCCGCAAAATGGCACTAGAGATAAATGGGAGCGATCAGGCCGCTTTGTTGTGGGAATCGCTTTTGGCGGGATCCATGCCCAGATAAGCATCGACCTGCTTAGATACCCATTCTTCAATCCCGCGGCGTTGGGCCTCAGTTAGTTGGCTGTAGCGCTCTTTCGGGATGGCGGGGAATGGCCAGTCGGAATCGAGCTGGCGCTCACGTGGCTGCTTTCCATCGGCCAACCATGCCTCACTCACATTCAGAAACCGCGCGACGCTGACCAGGTTAGGGCCGCGAATGTTCTTTGTGCGGCCCGTGAGCCAATCTGCCACTGAAGGGGGCTTGATGCCCGCCGCTCGGGCGATATCCACCTGCTTGACGCCGGCGTCTTCCATTGCCTGCTTGAGGCGCTCTGCAAGGGTATTCATCCGGCAATCCTAAGCGGGACCGACTTAGGCATGCCTCTCAGCGGAGTTAGGCGTACCTTGACTAAAAATAAGGCAAGCCTAATAATTGCGGCATGGATACCCAACACCCCGACTCCGAAATCATTGATGCGCTCGGTGGAACCGCCGCCGTCGCCCGCCTGTGCCAGGTGAAACCACCGTCTGTGTCCGACTGGCGTAAGGAAGGTATTCCGCCTGCGCGGCGCATGTTCTTGGAAGCCGTTCGCCCCGACGTGTTCAAGCTGGCCACGGCAGCGCCGGCCCAGCAGGAGGCGGCGTAGATGACCACGGACTGGAATTCCGGCTTTCGCGCTGGTGTGGAGGCGATGCGCGAGCGCGCCGCCCAATGCTGTGATGCCCACGCCAAGAGCTACACGGGCAACTGCAACACCACGCCGAAGCTCGCGGCCACGAACTGCGCCACCTTGATCCGTACGTATCTGCCGGCGCCTGGTGAAGAGAACGGGCCGATTGGGCCGATTTCCGACCAGGAGGCCAGCCATGCGTGAGTTCTGTCTTTTCCCTGCTACTGCCGGGACGTCGGTAATTGTTGTTCGGGATCGTTCTGCTGGTGGAGAAGGCGGGCCAGGTCGATCGCCTGCTCGTGATTTATCGAGAACCCCATCCACCCCATCCCCGGGTGCCGATAGCACACGACCGATCCATCGGCAAAATCTGGCTGCACCCACCATGCCGGAAAAGCCGCGATCTGCAATAGCTTTCCGACGGGCGCTGCCGTGGGTACTGGGGGCTGCATGCGTTCTCGTAGCGCTGAGAGGGCGGCGATGACCCGCTCGACTTCCCCAGCATCTAACTCGCTTCCGCCCTCGTTGTGTACGCGCACATCGCCCGTCTTTCGCGAGAACGTCAGGACTATGTCTTCCATGGCCGGCTCCTTTGCCGTTGGTGAGTGTGAGAGCCACCAGTGTACGGCGCTGGGGTCGGCCGCCAATTTCCGCTGCCATCGCTCAATGCACCGTCGCGCCGACGCGGTCGTCGGTGGCCCATGCCATGCGGTCGCGCTCGGCGCGCAGCTCTTCGAAGATGGCCATCACCGCGGCCTCGGACGGGTCGACGAACGTGCGCCGGGCCATGTCCTGGGCGGTGATCAGCAGCTTTTCGGTTTCGGTCAGATTTTTCATGTCGCCAGTGTGCCCGGCGGCCAATTCCAGGGCATTCCTTTCCTTTTGAGCAGCCATGATTCCCATTGAACCGGCCGGAATGTCCGGTCCCCACATCATCGAGACGGCCTTGCGCTTGGCAATGGCCAACCAGGCCCAGCGCCAAAAGCTGCTGGATGAGACGGGCTGGGACGCCAGCATGCCGTCCAAGATTTGTTCTGGCGCCACCGGCATCACGCTGGAGAAGCTGGATTCGATGTGCCGGGCCCTGGGCCTGACGATCGTCGAGGTCGGCTACATGGACTATCTGGCGCGCGGCAATGAAATCGGATCGCGCTGCTGCAAGGCTCGGCTGAGCCTGGGCAATTGCGGAGCGAGGTAGGCATGCGCCAGCGCCTGCACAACCCCCGCACGTTCCTGCTGGTCGGCGCCAGCCAACAGGCCGCCGCGCAGACGTTCCTGGCCAACCTGCCGCTGGACGCCGACGAGCCGCTGGAAGTGGTGGTGCGCGAACGCGTCAAGCCGCGCAAGATGAGCCAGAACGCCCTGATGTGGGTCGGGCCCCTGGCGGACATCGCGGAACAGGCCTGGGTGCATGGCAAGCGCTTCACGGCCGAGGCCTGGCACGAGCATTTCAAGCGCGAATTCCTGCCCGAAGAGTTCGACCCCGAGCTGTGCCTTGATGGCTACGTGAAGTGGCAGATCACCCCGCGCGGCGACCGCGCGCTGGTGGGCAGCACCACGATGCTGACCGTCAAGGGCATGGCGCAGTACCTGACCCAGGTGGAGGCCGCCGGCGCCGAGCTGGGCGTCGAGTTTCGCACGCGAGAGGCCCGATGATGCTGCGCCGCTCGCCCCTGACCCGCAAGACCCCGCTCAAGGCTACCACCGGCCTGCAGCGCACCCAATTCAAGCGCCGCGCGCCGAAGAAGCGCGCCGGCCACGAACCGAAGTACCTGGCCGCCTGCCGCGGCGAGCGCTGTTTCCTTTCCTTCCCTGGCTGCTGCAGCTACGTCGGCGATCCGACCGTGGTAGCCGCGCACCGAAATCAGGGCAAAGGGATGGGACTGAAGGTTCCCGATGTTTTCACAATTCCGGCGTGCCACTTCTGCCACTCCGTTTACGACCAATCCGGCATGGACCGGGAATTCAAGCGTGCCGCATTCGACTGGGCCTATACCCGGTGGTCTGCCGCGCGCGACAGCAAATTGCAGGAGGCGGTATGAGGACCACTCTCAAACGCTCGTTGATCTGGCTGTACTGCCGCGGGCTGATTCCTGCCTGCACGGTCGCGTGGGCGTTCAGGCTTTTCGAATTATCAGAGGTTTAGTCATGGCTCGATCACGCAACATCAAACCGGGGTTCTTCAAGAATGAGGACCTAGCCGAATGCACCCCCTGGGCGCGCTTGTGTTTCGCTGGGTTGTGGTGCTTGGCCGACCGTGAGGGCCGTCTGGAAGACCGGCCGAAGCGCATCAAGGGTGAGCTATTCCCGTATGACACGGTGGATGTAGAGCCGCTACTCCAGGAATTGGAGCGCTTTAACTTCATCCACCGGTATGAAATTGACGGCTTTAAGGCTATCCAAATCTTGGAGTTCGCGAAGCATCAAAGCCCCCACTATACCGAGGGTAAGAGCACCATCAAGCCTCACAAACTCCCGGAGTCTTTCATTAATGATGAAACCAACACTCCGGATAACTCCGGGAGTAGTGACGCCATAAAGAGGGGTCCGAAACCCCCTGATTCTCTGATTCCTGATTCATTGATTCATGAAAGAACTACATCGTCGGGCAAGCCCGACCCTGCGGCGCCAGAATCCTCGGACCTCGTGCAGGCCAAGGAGGCCTTGGAGTACCTGAACGCCAAGACCCGCTCGGCGTTCCGGCCCGTGCCGGCGAACCTGGATTTGATCCGGGCCAGGCTCAGGGAGGGCTACAGCCTGGAGGCCGTGAAGTCCGTTGTGGACGCAAAAACCCTGGAGTGGATCGACGACGCGAAGATGCAGAAATTTCTGCGTCCTGCGACGCTGTTCGGGCGCACGAATTTCAGCCAGTACGCTGGAGTCGTGGAAAGCACGCCGGCCCGGGATTGGTGGTTGTCGGCTGGGTTTTCCAACCCGTGGGAAGCGGAGAACGCGGGCTGCACCGAGGGCAACCGGTGGATGTGGGAAAACCGCCAGCAGGTGCGCACGGAGCAGGATTGGCCGGCCTGGAAGGCTCGTCAGCTCGACGCTGGGAGGGCTGCCGCATGAACGCGCAGGAACTGTCCCGCCGGCTGGCGGACTCTGCAGCGACCGTCGCCCCATACCTGTTGCCCGGTGGCAAGAAGCACGGCCGGGAGTGGAAGGTCGGCAACGTCTCCGGCGACGCTGGCGACTCGCTGTCAGTATGCATCGGCGGCGCGAAAGCGGGCATCTGGTCCGATTTCTCGGCCGGGATTGGCGGCGACCTGCTGGACCTGTGGGTCGCAACGCGGCGCTGCGACCTGGCAGAGGCAATGCGCGAAGCCAAACAGTACTTGGGTGTGCGCGACGACGCGCCGCTGAAGCCGCCGAAGCGCGAGCCGTACAAGCGACCAGCCAAACCCCAATGCCGGACGCCGAAGGCGCGCGTGCGCGAATGGCTGATGGGCCGCGGTCTGACCGAGGAAACCATCACCGCATTCCGGATCGGCGAGCAGGAGCGAGGCGGCAAGGTTTACGCAGTCTTTCCGTACCTGCGCGACGGAGAACTCGTCAACACGAAATCCCGCAACCCGGACGAGAAGAAGGACATGCTGCAGGCCGGCGGCGCCGAGCCCTGCCTGTTCGGGTGGCACCTCATTGACCCGAACGCGCGAATGGTCGCGATCTTCGAAGGCGAGATCGACGCCATGACTGGCCACCAAGTGGGTATTCCGTCACTGTCGGTGAACGCGGGCGCCGGGAATCACCAGTGGATCGAGAGCGACTGGGAGCGGCTGCAGCAGTTCAGTGACATCGTGCTGTGCTACGACAACGACGAGGCCGGGCACAAGGGCGCGCGTGAGGTGGCTACGAGGCTGGGCCTAGAGCGCTGTCGCATCGCCACCTTCGGTAAGGCCAAGGACGCCAATGAGTACCTTACCGAGTACAAGGCCAGCGGCGAAGACTTCGAACACTGCATCAAGCAGGCGCGCGGGCTGGATCCTGACGAGCTGCAGCAATTGGCTGACTTCATGCCGGCCACGCAGGCGATGTTCTGGCCATCTCATGACGCGCCGGCCTACCCACGGCTGTCATTCTGCGGCCGTGCCATGGATTGGTGGGAATGGCTACCGGCGCGCGTCAGCGTGTGGACCGGCATCAACGGACACGGCAAGAGCCTGATGCTCAGCCAGGCCCTGATTCCTGTGATGCAGAGCGACATCCCGGTGTGCATGTTTTCCGGCGAGCTGACGCCGGCCCAGCAGCTCAAGCGTCTGGCCAAGCAGATCACGGGTATTGACCGTCCCACGCCCGCGTACCTGAGTGCCGTCCAGAATTGGTTGCAGGGCCGCATGTGGATCTTCAACGTGGTCGGCATCGCCGGCCTGGACCGGCTGTTGGAGGTCTTCGCGTACGCAGCAAGCCGCTACGGTTGTGGCCACTTCGTGATCGACAGCCTGATGATGCTCGACGTGCCCGAGGATGGCCCGGGCTCCATGACGGCGCAGAAGACGGCAATGCGCAAGATTGTGTCCTTCGCACACGCCACCCAGAGCCACGTCCACCTCGTCGCGCACCCGCGCAAGGCGAGCGACGAGACCAAGGCGCCGGGCAAGCTGGACGTGGCGGGCAGTGGTCACATCACGAACGGCGCCGACAACGTGTTCTCGGTCTGGTCGGCTCAGAAACCGCCCGGCGAAGACACCGATACACCCGATGCGCGGCTGGAAGTGCTCAAGGACCGGGACGACGTCGGCCGCCGCAAGATCAGCCTTTACTTCAACCGCAGCACGGGTCAGTACACGCTGGATGATGCCCGTCGCTCTTACCAATACCTTAAGTTCAGCCAGGAGCTGGCATGACCTCTTCACAGAACCTCACGGACGCCTACGACCCGATGGCCGGCACGCTGGCGGGCAGCTACGCGCGCGCGGGAGCGCCTACAGCCGAGCCGGGAAAAATTAACATCGGCGCCGACGACCGCGACGCGCGCACGCTGCCCGGCCCGGACGAATGGACGGACGACACCACGGTCCCCGATCCCTGGGCGCAGCCTGGTGCCGAACGCGCCACGAACGGCCCGGAAAGCCGCGCCAGTGCTTGCGGTACCGTGGTGCCGGCCCCGGGCGTGAACGTCAATATCCTGGCGCTGGACCTGGGCACGAAGACCGGCTTCGCGCTGCGCCGGCGCGACGGCTGCATAGCGCACGGAACGGAGGAATTCACGCCTCGCGCGAGCTGGGCGCCGGGCCAGAAATGGCAGCGCTTCCGATCCTGGCTGTCGACCACGATCACCGAGAACAACGTCACGCAGATAGCTTTCGAGGACGTTAAGCGCCACGGTCCGGGGCAGGTGCTGGCCGCGCATGCCTACGGCGGCTTTCGCGCCATGCTCGAAATGGTGGCCGACCAGCACCGCGTGACCCTGATTCCCTTCGGCGTGGGGCAGATCAAGAAGCACTGGACCGGCTCCGGCGTGGCCAAGAAGGACGCGATGATCCAGCAGGCCAAGGCGCGCGGGTTTCGGGTGTTGGACGACAACAACGCCGACGCGCTGGCAATCTTGCATCTGGCCATTGCCAGCGAAAAGCGGGAATGGATCGCACCGCCGGCCAGACCCAAGACCAGGCGCACTCGAAAGGGCGGCGCCGTGGCGCAGGAGCGCAAAGCATGACCACCACCCACGAACAGACCGCGCACAACGCGGAAATCGTTTCGCGCCGCCTGGCCGGCGAAGGCACGGCCGCCCTGGCGCGCGAATACGGCGTGACGTCCACGCGCATCGCCCAGCTGGTGCGCCGCCACCGGGAAAAGATCGGCGAAATTCCGACCCGGCCCCGCGTCAAGGCCAAGCCGAGAAAGCGCGAGCCGCGCGAGGTGAAGGCCGCCGGCGCACCGCGGCGCAGGGTGGCGCAGGCCGTAGTGCCAGTGTGGCCGGATCAGCCCTATACCGGGCCGGTGACTGTCGTGCCCGGAACGCAGGTGGCGGCGCGCCCGTTCTCCATGTCGCCGGAAATGGCGCTTGCCGCCGCGCGTGCCCGCGCCGAGCAGGGACCGCTGCGCTCGCTGGCCGGGATCAGGGAGCGGCGCATATGACCTGGGCCCGCCGAGCCGAGCGCGGCGACCCGGCCAAGCTGCTGGAGCGCCGCCAGGAAGCGCCGCCCGCGCGCACCTGTGCCGGCTGCAAGGAAATTCGCCTGATCACCAGCCCATTCGGCGGCCGGCGCGTCCTGCGCTGCGCCCTGGGCGAAGAGATCGGCCAACGTTGCCCGAAGTACGAGGAGCGCACCGCGCCATGACCATCCCCAAACTGCTGCTGGACCGGCTGCCGGCCGACTTCCACAAACGTCTTTGTAACTGGGGGGAGGTGATGCGCGATCGGCGACGGCGCGCCGTGTCGCCCACGTACCAGATTTGCAAAGACCTGGCCCGCCGGGCCGGTCAGACTCGCAATCTGGAAGAAGACCCCAGGGACGAATGGGACGAGCCCGACGCGGACTTTATGGAAGCGGCTTGGCGCAACGCGGTCTACCGAATTCTTCACCAGCACCGCGAGTTGTTGCGGGCGCACTACGTCGAGCATGCCTACTGGAAGATGACCTGCCGGGCGCTGAGCATCCGTCCCCGTGAATATGACGACACCCTGGTGCGCGCCGTCGGCAACTTCGAAGATTTTGTTGCGCAGTACGCATCCCGCGTGCATAATCTGCGTCAAGACAGCCAGACTACCGTCTAACGACGCGACCCCGATGCCCGAAAGGCGGGCGTCGTTCGCCCCAAAAGAAACAAGCCCCGAGCGAAAGCCGGGGCTTTTTTCATGTCCGTTTCCAGAGAGCAGGGGCCGGAGAGAACCGTCCGCCGGGCCGCATGGGCACCGGCTGGCAGACGTCACGCTCCGGCCTCTGCTCTGTGGGAACAGCCGCCGCAATCGACCAGACAGCAGTGAGCCGCCGCGGCCGCTGCGCGCGGGGATGGCCCCGTACCACTGGCTCCGACCGGCGCCGCCCGAAGTCTCCCTGCGCCACACAGCGCCACGTGCAACGCGTGCTTGGGGGAGGGGCCCCACACCAACAACACCCCCATGAGTCGCCTCAGCTGGCCTGGCGCCCGCGCAGGGGCAAATGCGCGGGGCACTTCTTTCCGGTCTTGTCGCCGGCGGCCAGCACGACGAGAACCGCCGCGCCCAGCCCGCTGTGGCGGGTAGTCGGATGGGGGCAACCGAGAATTCCATGACCGAAGCAAAGAAGAAACCTGACTGGACCGACCTGCGCCAGACCGAGGGCGTTCAACTCCTTGAGCGCGCGGTGAAGCGTGCCGACGAGTCGTCGATCGTCAACCTGTTCCGCGTCGGTGCCATGAGTGCGCTGGCCAGCGATATCGTCAGCGAGATTCCGTTTCAGCCTTCGGTGGACGCGGTCATCTACGAGATGCAGCTGAAGCACGGCCGCGCCGACATCGTGATTTTCCACGTCGACGGCACGGCTTCGGTCATCGAAGTGAAGGACGGGAGCCACGGGCTGACACACGTGCTCGCCGGCATCGGGCAGGCCACGGCTTATGCCGTTCAGGTGGGCGCCGTGCACGGGGCAGTCAAACGCGTCCGGCGCTGTTTGCTGTGGACCTCCACCGGCGAACTGGCTCAGGACGCGCTGGTGGATGATGCCTGCAAGGAGGCCGGGGTGATCCCCATGCCGTGGGGCTCGTTGCGGTCGCATCTTTCGCCTGTCCAGGCGTACCTGGATGAGCTTGAACGCGGCGCCAGTGGCGTTGCCTGACGAACATGGCCCGACCTTCAACCTACACCCCGGAGATCGCCGCAGAAATCTGCGCCCGCCTGATGGAGGGGCAAAGCCTGCGCAAGATATGCGCCGACACCAAGATGCCGGGCGTGCGCACTGTGTACACCTGGCTGTCCGAGGACGTGCAGTTTCAGCAGCAGTACGCCAGCGCGCGAGAAGTCCAGGCCGACACGCTGGCCGACGAGATCATCTACCTGGCCGACACCACGCGGCTCGGCACGAAGGTAACGACGAAGGTGACGGGCGAGACCGAGACCGTACAGGTGGACATGGTCGAGCGGTCCCGGCTCCAGATCGAGTCGCGCAAGTGGCTGGCTGGCAAGTTGCGGCCGAAGAAGTACGGCGAGCGCGTCGAACAGCGCCTGACCGGCCCCGACGGCGGCCCCATCCAGCTCAAGAAAGTCAATGACCTCACAGACGAAGAGCTACTTGCCCTCGCGGCAGGAAGCGGCCCGGGAGCTGCTGATCCGGAGGCGCGCGAGGGCTGACATCCTCCAGTACGCCAACGCGATCGAGGTTCCGGGCCGGCCGGTGGACGAGGAAGACCCGGATGCCGAGTTTTTCGAGCCCATCGAGACCACCATGGCGGTGCACCACCGCCTGCTGCTGACCAAGCTGGAAGAGACCAGCCAGCGCCGGCACGGGCGGATGATCGTCTGCATGCCGCCGGGCAGCGCCAAGTCGACGTATGCGTCGGTGGTGTTCCCTTCGAAGTATCTGGGCGCCACGCCCGGCCGGCGCGTCATCCTGGCCAGCTACGGCGACGACCTGGCCCGCAAGATGGGGCGCCGCACGCGATCGATCATCAAGCAGCCGCGGTACCGGAACATCTGGGGCGCGGCCCTGGTGTCTGATTCGAACGCCGCCCAGGAATTCGCGCTGTCCAACGGCAGCGAGTACATGGCGTGCGGCATCCTGTCCGGAATTACCGGCAACCGCGCGCACGGCATCATCATCGACGACCCGATCAAGGGCCGCGAGCAGGCGAATTCGGAGACGATCCGGAACAAGACCTGGGATGCCTACGAAGACGACCTGAAGACGCGCCTGATCCCGGGCGGCTGGATTGTCCTGATCACCACCAGGTGGCACGAGGACGACCTGGCAGGCCGGATTCTGCCGGATGACTGGAAGGGCGAAAGCGGGCTGATCCGCTGCAAGGACGGCAACGACTGGGAGGTGCTGTGCATCCAGGCGCGCTGCGAGGTCGACAGCGACCCGCTCGGGCGCGCCAGGGGCGAATACCTCTGGCCGGAATGGTTCGATCGCCAGCACTGGGCGCAGTTCGAAAGCAACTCGCGGACCTGGTCGTCGCTGTATCAGCAGCTTCCGACGCCGCTGGATGGCGACCTGTTCAAGCCTGACCAAATCCAGGTTATCGACGCGCTGCCCGCCGGCCGCATCGACTGGGTGCGCGGCTGGGACTTCGCCAGCACCGACGGCGCGGGCGACTTCACGGCCGGCCCGAAGCTGGGCCGCCTGCCAACCGGTCAGTACGTGATCGGCGACATGGTGCGCGGCCAGTGGGGGCCGGACCGACGCGACAAGGCGCTGGAGAACACCGCGGCCCTGGACGGCCGGCAGGTGCGCATCAGCATCCCGCAGGACCCGGGCCAGGCCGGCAAGACGCAAGTGCTGTACCTGACGCGAGGCATGCCCGGCTACCGGATCGTGAGCAGCCCTGAAAGCGGCGACAAGGTCGTGCGCGCCGAGCCGTTCGCCGCCCAGGTCAACGTCGGCAACGTGCTGATGCTGCGCGGCGACTGGAACAAGGCGCTGATCGACGAGCTGCGGACGTTCCCCAATGGAAAACATGACGACCAGGTCGACGGGCTCTCACGGGCTTTCGCCGAGCTGATCTCAGCAAAACGCGGATTCTTCGGATGAACTTCCTTCGTACCCTGTTTGGACGCGGGCACCAGCCCGACGGCGGCAAGCCCATGGGCGACCCGCCGGCGCCGCGCCGCCGTGCCGGCCTGTTCTCGACTCACCCGCTGGGCGAGAAGGTCCGGCCGGCGTTCGAATTCCCGCAGTTCGAGCAGCCCCAGGGCGCGCCGAGCGTGGCATCGGACAACGGCTACATCGGCGAGCGCCCGACGCCCAAGATGGCCAGCTTCACGCCTGTCAACGAGGCGCAGCTGGGCTTCTACGCCGCCGGCGCCATGTTCATCGGCTACCAGGCCTGCGCCATGCTGGCCACGAACTGGCTGATCGACAAGGCCTGCAACATGCCGGCGCGCGATGCTGTGCGCAATGGCTACCTGCTGATGTGCGGCTCCGACGAGATCGCGGCGCGCCTGATGGCCCAGGACAAGAAGTACGGGGTCAAGCGCCACCTGCGCGAGCTGGTGCATTTCGGCCGGGTCTACGGCGGGCGCATCGTGCTGTTCGACGTCCAGTCCGCCAACCCCGAGGAGTATTACAAGGCACCTTTCAATCTGGACGGCGTGCAGCCCGGCACGTACCGAGGCATGTCCCAGATCGACCCGAACTGGCTGACGCCGGTATTGACCGAGGACAACCTGAACGACCCGGCCAGCCAGAGCTACTACGAGCCGACGTTCTGGCGCATCAAGGGCCGCCTGTACCACAAGTCGCATCTGCGCATCTTCGTGCCGTACCCGGTGCCGGACTACCTGAAGCCGCACTACCGTTATCTGGGCGTCAGCGTGCCGCAACGGATCATGGAGCGGGCATACGCCGCCGAGCGGAGCGCCAATGAGGGTCCGCAGTTGCTGATGACCAAGCGGCTGACGTCGATCGGGGTTGGCGATGCGGCGCTGGGCAATCGCGAGGAGCTGGAGCAGAACCTGGCACAGTGGGTGGCCTTCCGCGACAACTACGGCGTCCGCGTCGGTGGTGCGGATGAAACCATTCAGCAGTTCGACACGGCGCTGGCGGACGTGGACACGGTCATCATGACCCAGTACCAACTGGCATCGTCGGTGGCCGAGGTGCCCGCCACCAAACTGCTGGGCACGCAACCCAAGGGGTTCAACGCCAGCGGCGACTATGAGCGTTCGGTGTACCGCGAGCATCTGGAGAGCATCCAGACCAACGACATGACCCCGCTGCTGGAGACGCATTACCAGCTTCTGGCCAAGTCCGAGGGCGTCGCGCTGCCGGCGGAAATCGCCATCCAGTGGCTGCCGGTGGACAGCCCAACCGCCAAGGAATGGGCCGAGATCGACAAGATCAAGGCCGACCGGGACGCGGCGCTGTTCAACACGGGGGCCATCGACGGCGAGGACATCCGCAACCGTCTGCGCGAGGACCGCGAAGGCGACTACCACAACATCGAAGAAGCCGAGTTCGTTGATGGCCAAGCAAATGGTAACGAAGCGGCGCCAGGCCTGGGGGCAGCAGCAGCAAGCAACCCAGTTCAAGGGCGCGGCGCTGGCCTACCCGGTAGCAGTTGAGGGGCGCTACCGGGCGAGTCTGGCGTCGATGATCGACGGCATGCTGTCCGAGTACGACAAGGCGCTGCGGGGCCTGTACAAGGCCAACCCCGAGGTCACCCAGGACGAGAGCGTTACCACCCAGGCGCGGCGCATCCTGGCCGATCTGGGGCGCAAGTGGGCCAAGGTCTTTGCCGAGAAGGCGGGCCCGCTGGCGAATCGCACCATCGGCCAGGTCGACAAGTTCTCGAAGCAGAACCTGGGCGCGTCGCTGCGGGACATGTCGGGCGGCCTGACCATCAAGACGTTCCAGATGCCGGCGGCGCTCTACGACAAGGTGCTGGCCAGCACCGCCGAGAACGTCGCGCTGATCAAGAGCATCCCGGCGCAGTTCCAGGACCGCATCCAGGGCATCGTGCTGCGGTCCATCCAGTCCGGGGGGCAGGGCGCCGGCCAGATCTTCGACGAGATCCAGAGCCTGAACCAGGTGACCCGGAACCGGGCGAAGCTGATCGCCGTGGACCAGACGCGCAAGATCACCTCGGCGATGAACGAGGAGCGGATGAAGGCGGCCGGGGTCAAGCAGTTCGAGTGGATTCACAGCGGCGGCGGCGCGGAGCCGCGCGAGCTGCACGCCAAATACGACGGGAAAATCTTCGACATGGATAAGCCTCCGATCATCGAAGACCGCGGCAAGAACAAGGGGCAGGTCGGCTTCCCTGGCGAGCTGATCAACTGCCGGTGCCGCATGCGCCCGGTCATCGACTTTACCGAGTACCTCGATGAGCAAGCGACAAACTGACGTCAACGGCTACCTGCTGGTACGTGACAACCCGATCACGAAGGTGGGGGTGTTCCCATACTTGGGCCGGGAGATCGGCGCGCCAGATGCAGACCGGATCTATCAGGTGTACCGGCCCCAGGAAGAGCTGGAGAAGCCGGAGACCATCTCCTCGGCCAACCTGGTGCCTTGGATCGACGAACACGAGTTCCTGGGCGTGGAAGGGACGCCGGCCGAGAAGAAGGGCGTGCAGGGCACCACCGGGGAGAGCGCCCGATTTGAGTACCCGTATCTGCGCAACAGCATCCGGGCCTACTCGGATTTCATGAAGAACCTCATCGACCGCGGCAAGGTGGAGCTTTCGCCCAGCTACCGCTGTCGATACGAATTCAGCGAAGGCGTGTTTGATGGCCAGCGGTACGACGCCATCCAGCGCGACATTCGCTTCAATCATCTGGCATCCGTGGAAGAGGGCAGGACGGGGCCGGACGTGGCTGTACAGGACTGCCTCACAATCACCTACGACTCAGCGGAGTTCATCAAAATGGAATTGACCCCCGAAATCCTCGAACAGATTCGGGCGTTGATCGAGCAGGTGCTGGCGGACAAGGCCGCCGCCGCTGGCTCGGACAACGACCCCGAGAAGAAGCCCGGCGCCGACGCCGACACGCCGGCGGCTCCTGCCGCACCGGGCGCCGTGACGCCGGAAGCCAAGGCCGCTGTCGAGCAGACCGCCAGCGCGGCCGAAGAGGCCACCAGCGCCGTCGAATCGGCGGAGGCCGCCATCCAGGAAGTGCAGACCGCGCTCGAGGAAGTGGAAGCGGCCGCCGAAGAAGTGAAGGCCGCTCCGACCGCCGACAGCCGCAAGGCGCTGGACGCGGCGCTGGCCAAGCTGGGCGCCGTCAAGAACAAGATCGCGACCCGCGCCGCCGACGCCCAGGTCATGGGCATGATCGGCACGCTGCGGACCGAGATCAAAGCCAATGACGCCTCGGCGGTGGTCCGCCAGATTGCCGAGCGCGATGCGCTGGTCAAGCGTGTGACACCCTTCATCGGCGCTTTCGACAGCGCGCTGCTGGCGTCGGCCGACCACGTCGCCAAGTACGCGGTCAAGAAGCTGGGCCTGAAGGCGCAGGACGGCGCCGAGCTGGCCATGCTGGAGGGCTACCTGCAGGGTGCCAAATCCGACGCCGACAAGATCGTCAGCGATTCCAAAACGGTGCGCGCCGAAGACACGGCCGCCAAGCTCTGGAGCGACAAGAAATGATCCCGAACACCGCACGAACCTACCTGCTGTCCGGCATCCCGGGCAACATCAGCCATGACGGCCCGACCCGCGCCGCCTCGGCCATCATCGACTCGGCCGACGAGACCGAAAACGTCTTCGGCCGCGCCTTCACCTACAAGACCGGCACCGATACGGTCGAGGTGGGCGGCACCGGCGCCTTCGCTGGCATCCTGATCAACCCGAAGGCCTACGCGATCGACGTCGAGTATGCGCGCAACGCCACGGTCGGCGAATTCCTGACCATGGGCGAGGTCTACGTCCAGCTGGGCAACGACGGCAACATCGGCGACCCGGTGTCGTTCAACGCGACCACTGGCGTGATCTCGGCCGGCGAAACCGGAACCGTCATCCCGGGCGCGCACATCGCCCGCCACGAACCCAGCGCCGAGACGCCGCGCCTGGCGGTGATCGCTCTGAACGGTCTGGTGAAGCTGCCGACCCCGCCGGTCACGCCCTAATACAAGGAAACTACCATGGCACAAACTCAATCCAAGGTGCACATGCACATGAACGGCCGCCTGGCCGTTGCGCGCGGTGCGGTGAAGGTCGGCAAGGACGCCAAGATCGGCTTCGAGGACCTGGACAATCTGGGCGTCGGCCTGCGCGCGATGGATTCGGCCCTGACCGGCCCGGCCGTCACCAGCGGCGCCATGCTCTCGCACATGCTGCAGACCTGGCTCCCGGGCACGCTGCGCGTGGTCACTCAGGTGCGCAACATCGACGAGATCGCGGGCATCACCACCGTGGGCCGCTGGGAGGACGAATCTATCAACCTGCGCGTGGCCGAGCCGGCCGCCAAGGCCGAGCTGTACGGCGACACCACCAACATCCCGCTGGCCGACTACCGCCAGTCCATCGAATCGCGCGGCATCGTGCGCTTCGAGCAGGGCTTCCAGGTGGGCAAGCTCGAAGACGCCCGCCAGGCCGCCATCGGCTACCAGGCCGCTGACGAGAAGCGCCGCGCCGCGACCGAGTCGCTGGACATCAGCCGCAACCAGGTGGGCTTCTATGGCTTCAACCAGCCCGACACGAACGTGTACGGGCTGCTGAACGATCCCAGCCTGCCGGCCTTCGTCTCCGCCACCACGCCCTGGCTGACCGCGAACTTCGACCAGCTGGTCGCCGAGTTCACGGGCATGTACAACCAGCTCGAGACCCAGATGGGCGGCGAGCTCAAGGACTCGGCCAAGCTGGTCCTGGTGCTGCCCACCGGCTACCGCTCGATCTTCAGCGTGTACAGCCCCGCGGCCTCGGGCATGACGTTCCGCCAATGGCTGAACGAGAACTTCCCGAACACGCGCGTGGTGTCGACCGCTGAATTCAAGGACGCCAACGGCGGCCTGGACGTGGCCTACCTGTTCGTCGAGAACGCGGCCGAGCAGGACGATTCGGACATCACCAGCGCCAGCCTGATCCAGGCGGTGCCGGTGCGCTACCAGGTCCTGGGCAGCGAGAACCGCATCAAGGGCTACATCGAGGACGCCATCAACGCCACGGCGGGCATCTTCGTGCTGCGCCCCTGGGCCTTCGCGCGCAAGACCATCAGCGCCTCCTGATAGGCGCCCATCGAACGAGGGCCGGGTAAACCCGGCCCTTTTCATTTCCGGAGTTGAAATGGACCGCATCTATATCTACAGCACGCTCAGCAACGACCAGCGCTACCAGCTCAAGGATGGCCGCTCGGTGCTGATCGCCGGCAAGGCCAACGTCGCCAACAAGCAGCTGGTGACGCCCAAGGGCATGGCCACCGCCATCTCTGAAGACGAGTTCAACCTGCTGCAGGAGAACATCGTGTTCAAGGCGCACGCCAAGAACGGCTTCGTGGCAGCCAGCCACGACCGCGTGGACGCCGAGGCGTTCGCCGCGCGCGAACTCGCCGGCGCCGACAAGTCCGCCCAGGACACGCCGGCCACGGCCAAGAAGCGCAACGCCGGCGGCGCCCGGGTCCAGAGCGCCGAGGGCTGAAATGGACTTCCCGCTGGAGAAGTTCCGGATCCTGTTCCCCATGTTCAACGCCATCCCTGACGACGTGGTGCTGGCCGTGGCGGAGTGGGCGCAGTGCTACACCAGCGGGCGCGGCTGCAAGTGCGACGAACAGCTGTGGATGCTGATCACGGCCCACCTGCTGCAGCTGCGGCTGAATGCCGAGAACGGCAATGGCGCGGTCCCCGGGGCGCTCGCGTCGGCCACCATCGACAAGGTCAGCGTGTCGTTCCAGGCGCCGCCGGCGACCGATTCGTGGTCCCACTGGCTGAACCTGACACCCTACGGCCAGCAGTTCCTGGCGCTGTCCAAGAGCTGCGCGGCGGGCGGCCTGTACGTGGGAGGCCTGCCCGAGCGCGCGGCGTTCCGCAACGTGGGCGGCCTGTCCATTCGGGGCGGGAGATTCCGATGAAGGTGGTCCGCAAGGGTGGCACGGAGAAGATCCAGGCCACGCTCAAGAACGTAGGCGCCAAGCAAATCCGGGTCGGGTTCTTTCCAGAGTCGAAGTACCCGGATGGCACGCCGATCGCCTACGTGGCCGCCATCCAGGAGTTCGGCTATCCGCAGGGGAACATCCCGGCGCGGCCCTTCATGCGGCCCACCGCGGAGCAGAAGAAGTCGGAGTGGGGCCGCCAGATCGCCGGCGCGGTGCGTGGTGCGATCGACGGCAAGGTGAACGTCGTCCAGGCCTTCGAGGCACTGGGCGCGCGCTCGGCCGGTGACATCGCACGCACCATTTCGCGGGTGACTAGCCCGCCCCTGAAGAAGTCGACGCTGCAGGCCAGGCAGGCAAGGAAGAAGACCCCGGGCGTTTCCAAAAAGCCCCTGGTTGATACCGGCCAGATGATCCAGGCGGTAACGCACGTGGTGGAGGATAAATCGTGATTCCAGGAATCAACCTGCTCGGCATCGCCGCCGGCGTGATCGCGCAACAAGCGCCGGTCTGGCTCAAGTTCAAGGCCCGCACGCAGAACGAGCGCGGGCAATGGGTCAACGAGTACGAGGCGCCGCAGCCGATACAGGGTTCCTGGCAGCCGGTCGGCGAGTCGACAATCCGCGACCTAGGCCTGGACACCGCCAAGCGCTACCACAACCTCTACACGTCGCACCCCATCGAGAATGTGCAGCGGGGCGCGGCGCCGGACCAGTTGATCTACGGCGGCCGGCGCCATGACGTCGTGGGCGGCGCCGACTGGTACAGCCAGGACGGGTGGCGCGGCATTCTGTGCGTCGATGTGGGGCCGGCATGAAGCAGAAGCAGCTCGAGGCGACCATCCGCGGCGCGCTGCTGCCCCTGCTGGCCGAGCAGGGCGTCGATCTGCCCGTCATGGCGGCGTTCCAGCCGTCCAAGCAGGGGCGAGTTGACGACGGCATCTACTTCTTCCCGGTGAACCGGGGAAAGCGCGGTTGGCAGTCGCGCAAGTATCAGGACGACGGCCAGACGCTGACCGCGACGGAATCGCAGATCAACGAGCCGATGTATCAGTTCCAGGCGTTCGTCGAAGACGACGTGACGGCCCCGGCGCAGCTACTGGCATCCGATGTGCTGGCCATCGTGCGCGGCGTTGTGCAGTCGATGCGCTTCACCCAGGCGATGACGGCGGCAGGAATTGGCGTCCAGCGCGCGACCGACATTGTGATGCCGTCCTTCGTCAACGAGCGCGACAACTTCGAATTCAACCCGAACTTCACGGTCATCTTCACCCACCACCGCAGTATCACCCAGGCCACGGCGCACATCGAGCAGGTTGTGTCGGGCATCCATCGCATTTGAGGAAATGACATGTCCATCAAGATGACTCGCTATGTCCGGATCATCAGCGCGGTGATCGGCGCCAATGCCGTCGCGCAGCAACAGCTAACCGGCCGGCGCTTCACCACCGATCCGCGCGTCCCGGTCGGTCAGATCGTCTCCGTCCGCCCTGGTGGCGCGGATGACTATTTCGGTTCGGACTCGCCGGAGGCGGCCTTCGCGCGCCAATACTTCTCGTACGTCAGCCCGGCGCCGGCGTCCCAGGCCCCCGAGCTGCAGTTCGCTGCCTATCCCGATGTGGCGCGCCCGGGCCGCCTGTACGGGTTTCGGATCTCGGCCAGCCTGGCGGACTTCCAGGCCGTCACCGCCGGCGCGATGAACATCAAGGTCGGGGAGTTCGCCTACGCGCTGACCGGCATCGATCTGTCCGCCGCCACCAGCTTCACGAACATCGCCCAGCTGGTGACCACGGCCATTGCGACGGCGGCCACGGCAGCGTCCGGCACCGCCGCGACGGTTTCCTATTCGGCGCTTGCAGGTGCCTTCATGGTCGAGTCGGCTGTTGCCGGGCCTGGCGCCATCGTCGTGTCGCCGGCCACCGGCTCCGACGTGGGCGCAATGCTGGGGCTGCAAGGTGCGCAGGCGATCAGTTCCCCCGGCTCGGTGGCAATGACGCCCCTCGAGGCGTTCCGCGCCGCGGAGAACGTGACCGACTCGTTCGGCTCGGCGTCCTTCGGTGCGGCCATCGACCTGGCGGACGCCGTCCCCCTGGCCGAGTACGTGTCGGGCGAAAACGTCAAGTATCAGATGTACTGGTCCGTCGACTCGGTGACCGCCGACGCCTGGAACGCGGCCATGATCGGCGCCGCGTCCAATGGCCTGGTCTTGAACGGCACGGCCGGCGAGTACAAGGAAGCCCTGCCGATGGCAGTGATGGCGGCGACGGACTACGACCGGACCAACGCCACCATCAACTACATGTTCCGGCAATCGGGCGTGACGCTCACGTCTGACGTGACCGACGACCAGATGGCGGACTTCTACGACGCGCGCCGGGTGAACTACTACGGTCAGACGGCCAGCGCGGGGCAGAAGATCTCGTTCTTCCAGCGCGGCTACCTGATGGGCGGCGTCACGGCGCCGCTGGACATGTCGGTCCACGCCAACGAGCAATGGCTGAAAGCGTACATGACGGCCCAGGTGATGAGCCTGCTCCTGACGACCAACAAGATCCCCGCTAACAACGACGGCCGCGGCATGATCATGGCGATCATCCAGGGCGGCGTGAACAAGGCGCTGACGAACGGCACGATCCTGATCGGCAAGACGCTGACCGAGCTGCAGAAGGTGGCCATCGGCCAGCTGACCAATGACCCGCTGGCCTGGCACGACGTGCAGGACAACGGTTACTGGTACGACGTGCAGATCGAACAGGCCACCGGCCAGTCCGGCGTGACCGAATACACGGCCAAGTACACCCTCGTCTATTCGAAGGGCGACATGATTCGCAAGGTCGACGGCTCGCACAACCTGGTGTAACTGGCCAGACAACGTTTCAGGGCGGCTGCGGCCGCCCACTTCCATTTGAGGATCTGACATGTACGATACTTCCGCTATCGGCGTCGCCCTGCGCTGCGTGGCCAGCGAATCGTTCCCCGCCGGCTTCACGATCACCGAGTTCGCCGACGACGCTGACCCGTTCGATATTCCGGCCATCGACATTGCCACGGCGGGGATGAACGTCAACGGCGACATGGTGGTGTTCAGCGCGCCGACGCCCATCACCATCACCATCAGCGTGATTCCGGGCAGCGACGCGGACAACAACCTGGCGGTTATCTTCGAGGCGAACCGGGCTGCGAAGAACAAGCGCCACGCGCGCGACGAAATCACGCTGGTGGGGACTTACCCTGATAGCTCCAGCCTGAAGCTGAGCGAAGGCAAGATGATCAACGGCATGCCCGGCAACTCGCCGGCGTCGGCCGGGCGCATCAAGTCGAAGACCTACACCTTCGCATTCCAGAACCTCTCCCGCACCCGCGCGTAAAGGACCGACATGGCCGACCTGATCAAGCCCCGCGTCGTCATGGTGAAGAACCGCGACGGCGTGGAGAAGGCGTTCACGATCTCCCGGCTGCCGGCCACGGTGGCGCGGGAGGTGATCGCCAAGTACCCGCTCTCCAACATCCCCAAGCTGGGCGACTACAAGACCTCGGAAGAGGTCATGAAGAAGCTCATGAGCTATGTGGCGGTGGACTTGGACGGACGCGAGCAGCGCCTGACCACGGAGGCCCTCATCGACAACCACGTCGACGACGGCATCCAGCTGATGCGGCTCGAGATCGAGATGATCGAAGAGAACACGGGTTTTTTCGGACTCGGCGGGCAGCGCGGTTTCCTCGACTGCCTGCTGGAAAAGTTCCTCCACTCGATTACGCCAATGCTGACCCCTTTATTGGAGCAATTGTCAGCTCAGGCCTCGCCCGACTCGTCGAGCTCAAAACAGAAATAGACCTGGAGGAGGCGATGGACCTCTGGGAAATCGCCACGACCAACAAGGTCAACGAGATCCGCGCGATGGAAGCGGAAAAGAGGAAGTGACATGGCCTTGCTGGACGCGCTGACCTACATCATCGACGCCGATAACTCCAAGCTGAACAAGGAGATCGACCAGTCGGAGAAGAAGACCGACGAGTTCGGGAAATCGATGCTGACGGCCGAGGGCCGCGCGGCGTTGATGGAAGAGAAGGTGAAGGGCGCCTTCACTCGGATCGGCGCGGCGATCGTGGCTACGCTCGCCGCCTCGAAGGCGTTGCAGACGTTCAATGACCATGTGCGCACGGTCGAGCAGATACGCAACACCAGCGAGGCCCTGGGCGTGGCCATTGGCGACGTTGACGCCTTCGGCAAGGCCATCGAGCGGATGGGTGGCGACGCACAGGGCGCGCGCGACTCGCTGACGGACATGGCCGAGTCCATCGGCGAAGCGCTCCAGGACATGGATTCCGGGCGTGCCAAGGCGTTCAAGGCGCTGAAGATCAGCCTGAAGGACACGGAAGGCAACGCGAAGAACGCCGTGCAGGGCATGCTCGAGCTGGCCGGCGCGGTCGAGGGCATGGGGCGCGAGCAGGCGGTCTTCAAGATCAAGGAGCTGGGGATCACCGACAACCGCACGGTGGAGCTACTCCTGAAAGGCCGCCAGGAAGTCGAGCGCATGCTGCGCGTCCAGAAAGAGCAGGGCGTCGTCACCAAGGAGGCGGCGGAGCGGGTGCGGGTTTACTCGGAGACGCTGGCCAAGCTCCGACAGAGCATCGGGGTGGCCACCAGCGGAATCGTGGACTGGATCCTGCCGGCCATCACCTGGTTCATCGACAAGCTGGACTCGGTCGTCAAGTGGATGAACCGTCATGACACGTTCGTCAAGGGCTTCTTCATCGGACTCACCACGATCTTGACGGCTATGTTCCTGCCCGCGGTGGTGTCGGCTACGGCCGCTGTCTGGGCGCTGATCGCGCCGTTCCTGGCGGTTGCCGCGCCCATTGCCGCGGTGGTGGCGCTGTTCGCGCTGCTGTACGACGACGTGATGAACTTCCTGGACGGGAATGACTCCCTGATCGGCCAGATCTCGGAGAAGTACCCGATCGTCGGCGAGACGGTGAAAGCGATGGCCCAGGCGGTGAAGGATGCCTTCCAGTGGATCGTTGACGCCCTGGCCATGTCGTGGGAGGCCATCAAGGGCTTTCCGTCGAAGGCGCTGGGCGCCTTTTCTGCGATGGGCGCCGGCATCAGCAACATTTTCGGGGCGATTGTCCGGGTGGTCAAAAGTGCCTGGGACTACATCGGCAGCGTCTTCGAAAGCGTTTCATCGGTCATCAAGAAGATCGGCAAGTGGCTGGGCTTCGGTGGCGGCGACGATATCCAGGTGACGACATCGAACGTGAACAAGGGGATAGCCGACGCGGAGGCCAAGGCCGCCGAGAACATGCAGGCGGCGCAGGTGCAGATGAACCAGGCCGCGGCGAATCCGATGAACTCGGTGACTTCGACGGCGATCTCGAACGCCAGCAACACACACAACGAGACCAATTTTCAGGTAGGTCAGCTCACCGTGCAGACCCAGGCGACCGACGCGCAGGGCATCAGCCAATCGATCGGCGGCGGCCTGAAGGATGAGCTCAAGAACTTGCAGGCCGACTCGGCTAGCGGAGTGCAACGGTAATGCAGCTATCAGATAGCCTTTCCACCTCGACGCAGCAGCGGGTCGCGATTCTCGACGCTGACAGCCTGCAGGTGCTGTTTGCCTCGGCCGAGCCGATGCGTGTCGGGGTCAGGGAGGCCAAGCGGGCGACCAAGTTCGCAGTCGAAGACGGCACCGAGCGGTCGGATCACGTCGTGCGCGAGCTGACAGAAATTCAGATCGACTTCCTGCTGGCCGACGACACCCGAAACCAGTTTGAGGCAATTCGCCAGGCGTTCGAGCAGAACAAGCTGGTGACGGTGCAGACCAAGGTCCGGTCCTACGAAAAGATGCTCATCTTGGACGTGCCGCACGATGAGACGCCGGAGCTTGGCACCGCGGTCAACGTCCCTATCCGGATGCAGGAGTGGATCGAGGTCAAGCCTGAATTCGGCACTCTCCCGCCTGAGAAGGTGGAGAACAAGGGGCAGTCGAGCACGGTTAAGCGTGGCCAGCAGAACACCGAGGAATCCGGAGACGGAAAGAAGCGGCAGGGTAGCGTTCTGAGCGGGGTTTTCAAGTGAGAGACATAACCTTGTTGGCGGCACCGAACCAGGCGCTCTCGGTCACGATCAACGGCGTCCTGTGGGATCTGGCCATCAAGGTGGCGCGCGGCACGATGCTGGCCGATGTAAAGCGCGACGGCGTCGACCTGGTGGTCGGGCAGCGCATCGTGGCCGAGTTTCCCATCCTGCCGTACCGCTACCTCAGCCACCAGGGAAATTTCGCCATCCTGACAAGGGATGGCGATCTGCCATGGTGGGAGGAATTCGGCCGGTCTCAGTCCCTGGTGTACCTGGAGCCGTCGGAGGTTGGCATCAATGATTGATCTACGCGCCATCCGGGTCGGGATCGAGGTTTCGGGCCGGATGAACTATTACAGCGCCGCGGATGGCATGCGGATCAAGGCGAGCGGCACGAAGTACGCCAACGCCACCCAGAACGAGTGCAGCGTGACCATCTCGAACCTGCGCCGCGAGACGCGCGACTTCCTCCTGACCGAGACCAGCCCGTTCAACAAGAACCGGACGCCCAAGCGTCTGGTGGTGGAAGTCGGGCGCGTCTCCACCGGCCTGTTCAAGGTTTACACCGGCGACATCATCAGCGCGGAGCCCAGCAGCCCGCCCGATGTGGACATCGTGCTGAAGTCGAAGACCGGAAACGCCTCGAACAGCGTGGTGGTGTCCAAGAGCGCTCAGGCGACCTCCAAGCTGTCGGCGATTGCCGCCGCGGTGGCGTCGGATATCGGCGTCTCGCTGGACTTCCAGGCCCTGGACAAGCTGATCGCCAACTACACGTACACCGGCGGAGCGCTGGGCCAAGTGAACCGGCTGGCCGAGGCCGGCGGGGTGCGCGCGTTCGTGGACGACACCAGGCTGATCATCCAGGACTTCGACAAGGCCGTGCGCGGCCGGGTCAAGATCCTGAACATGAACAGCGGCATGGTCGGCATACCGAAGGCGACCGAGAAGGGTGTGGAGGTGACCTACCTGATCGACGGGGAGTCGGTCCTGGGCGGCACACTGCGCCTGGAAAGCAAGTTCAACCGGTCGCTGAACGGCGACTACAAGATCGACCAGCTGAAGTTCGACGTGGCGAGCCACGAAGACCCCTTTTTCTACCAAGCGACATGCAGCCGACTGTAGCCCCAAATATCGATGGCGCCGACGATGGCAGCCTGTCCGGCGTCCTGAAGTCCTGGATTCGGTCGTTCATCCGGGAGAACCTGGACGACATGCTGCCGGCGCAGGTGGTTTCCTATGACGACGCCTCGAACCGAGCTGTGATCAAGCCATTGATCATGGTGGGCACGACCGAGGGCAGGAAGATCTCGCGGGGCGCCATTCCGAACATACCCGTGTTCCGGTTCGGCGGCGGCGGCTTCTTCATGCGATTTCCGATCAAGCCTGGTGACTTCGGCTGGCTCAAGGCAAATGACCGGGATGTATCGCTGATGTTTCAGCGTGGCGGCCGCGAGGACTGGCCCAACACCGAGCGGCTGCATTCGTTCTCGGATGCGATGTTCTTCCCCGACACGATCAAGGACTGGGCGATCGACGGCGAGAACGCCGATGCGCTGGTTCTCCAGTCGATGGATGGGGCTGTGTGCATCTCCCTGCACGCGGGTGAGGTGCGAATCAAGGCGCCGAGGGGAAAGATCGAGATCCCGGAAACGGAATGGATCGGAAACATCGAGTTCAAGGGCAATGTGGCCACCAGCGGCGGCAATGTGGCGATGTCTGGCGGCACCCTGACCCACAACGGCAAGAACATCGGCGACACGCACACCCATAGCGGGGTTCAAGTGGGCGGCGCGAACACCGGAGGTCCGAATTGATCACGTTCAAGACCGACGAGAACAACGACTTCGTCACGTTGCCCAACGGCAACCTGGCGATGGAGCAGGACGTGCGGGCAGTGGCCCAGGAGGCCAAGCACTTCGCCGCCACGGCACGCGCCGAGATGATCCACGCCTATGACGAGGGCATCCCGTTCCTGCGGGAGGCGTTTAGCAAACAGCCGAACCTGGCGCAGTTCGAGGCGGCGCTGCGGCGCCGGTTGCTGGAGACGCCGGACGTAACCGGCATTCTGAGCCTGGACACGCAGGTCGACGGCGAAGTGCTCAAGTACACGGCGACACTGCAAACCACATACGGCACGGTGGCAATCAATGGCTGATTACAGTTTTATCGTCAACCGCGGCGTCATCGTCCCGGACACCGCCACGACTCGCGCGCAGGTGGAGGCCGAGTTTCGCGCGGTGTTCGGCGACGACATGCCGACCGACCCGGCGACGCCTCAAGGCTTGTTGATCACTCGGATCACCGAGGAGCGGGACGCGATCGCGCGCAACAATGCCGAGCTGGCCAACCAGATCAACCCGGCCCTGTCCGGTGGCGTCTTCCTGGACTCGCTGATGGCTTTGACGGGTGGACGCCGGCGCAGCAGCGTCCGATCCCTGATTGTGGGCGCCGTGCTCGGTGGCGTGCCCGGAACGAACGTTCCGGCTGGGTCCATCGCGGAGACGGAGCAGGGCGAGCAGTTCGAGCTGGTGAACACCGTGGTCCTCGATGCGGCCGGATCGGCTGCCGGGAACCTTCGCGCGCTGCAGGATGGTGAGATCATCGTCCCGGCCGGCGGCCTGAACACCGTTGCGTCGAGCGTCCTCGGATGGGAAACCATCACAAACCCTGCCGCGGCGATACCCGGCCAGCGTGAGGAGAATGACGTCCTGCTCCGGCGCCGGCGTGCCCAGACACTGGCGTTGCAGACCACCTCGATCAACGAGGCCATTGTGTCTCGGCTCTATGACATCGAGGCCGTTCGGTCTTGCTACTACCTCGAGAACTACGAGGACGTCGACCAAGTCGTCGACGGCATCCCGATGCGCAAGCACAGCATCTGGGCGTGCGTCGAAGGCGGCACCGATATGGAGGTCGCCAAGGCGATTTTCGAAACTAAGACCGTAGGCGGCGGGTACAACGGGGCGGTCGTGGTGCAAGTTCCTGATCCGGTCAACGGCCGGCTGTATGAGGTTAAGTTTGATCGGCCGGAGGAAGTGACGCTGCTGATCCGGGTCACCGTGCGTTCGAGCACCCTCGATGTGCAGCAGCTGATCCCGGATCTGGTCATGAACTACGTGAACGGCGAGATCGATGGGGATGTCAGTTTCGTGGTCGGCAGCGATGTGTCGACGTTCGAGATTGCAAGTGCGATCAACCAGCAGGAACCATCGATCTTCGTCAAGAAGGTTGAGCTGTCGGTTGTCGGCTCGGGGACCTGGTCGGCGGACACCATGGTGATCGCGCCGAACCAGATCGCGCGGACGCAACGCAGCTCGATTCAGGTGGTGATCTCATGAGCGGAACCCAAGAGTTCGACTTCTCTGTTGACCTGGTGCGCTCGATCCTGTGGCAGTACGAAGGCGCGCCGCGGGCGGTGGCCTTGGCCAGGAACGACCAGGCATGGCTTGATGGCCACCAGGACAAGTTCTGGCAAGACTGGCATCGAGATGTTTTCGACCTGGACACCGCCAACGAGTTTGGCCTGGCAGTATGGGCCCGCATTCTCGGTGTATCGCTTGAAATCGGCGAGTCGCGTCGCGTCGAAGGGGTATTCGGATTTGGCCCGGCACACAAGAACTTCGGCAACGGAAACTTCGGGCGCGCGGCCGATGGGCAGGTCAGCCTTGACATCGAGTCGGCGCGCAAACTGTTGAAGCTGCGCTGGTTCCAACTGACCATGCGGCCCACGGCGCCGAACATAAATCAGGCGTTGGCCAACGTATTCGGGGCCGGCGCCGCCTATGTGGCAGACAGCTACGACATGACGCTGGTCACGTTCTTTTTTACCCAGGCGCCGGACTACAGGCTGCGGCGCCTGCTGGAAAAGACTGACATCCTTCCACGCCCTTCCACTGTCAAGGTTGGATGGAAAGTGCAAGTCAAGCCATCCTGGGGATTCGGTCTCGAACACCTCAATTTTGAAAACGGAAACTTTGGAGCATAAATGGCTACCAGGATCTATAAAACGCCCTTCGCGGCGACGGGCGACAAAGAGCCCCTGGCCACCGCCGACCAACCTGACGGCAAGGTCTCATTGCAGGCGGGCTGGACGCCTGACTACGAGCTTCCCAACGACAACGCGAACTATCGCCCGGTCGGTCGCGCCGAAATGAATGGGGTCATCAGCGAGATCACCGAAGGGCTCGGCGACGTCCAGTTGAACGGCTTTGCCACCTGGCAGGCTATCGACGGCGGTTGGCCGAATGGCGCGCTGGTATCTCACGGCGGCCTGAAGTACCAATCCATGACGGCCAGCAATGTCACGACGCCGGGCGTTGCAGGCAGCGATTGGGAGCCGGCCGTCACCACCGTAGGGACTCTTCCCCTGGCCAGCACCAGCGTTGTGGGCATCGTTGAGCTCGCCACGACGGCCGAAACGACGACCGGGGCCGACACGACGCGCGCCGTTACCCCAGGCGCGCTTGCTGCGCAGTTCCCAATTCGCGGTCATCAAATCTACAACACAGCAGGCTCGCACACGTGGAACGTGCCGTCCGGGGTTACGCGCGTTCGGGTTACGGTTATCGGCGGCGGCGGAGGTGGTGGTGGCGCTTTCTCACCGTCTGGTGCTGGGGCATCCGGTGGTGGCGGCGGCGGTGGTGCCTACGGCGTGAAACTGGTCGACTTGACTGGTGTAGCGACAGTTCCCGTTACGGTTGGTGCTGGCGGTTCTGGCGGCATTTCGAACACTACCAATCCGACTTCTGGAGGGAGCAGTTCTTTCGGAACGTACGTCAGTGCATCAGGTGGTTTCCCTGGCGGAAACGGGTCTAGCGGGCCTGCAAATGGCGGGGCTGGTGGAAATTCTACAACCGGAGCCGACTACAGGGGATCTGGGCAAGGTGGTGCTACCGGCCTGGTTAAAGACGGGGTTTTTGCGATTGCCGGCCTCGGCGGGAGTACGCAAAACGGTAGTTGTTATACGGCCCCAAACGTTACAGGTAGCAGTGCGTTAGGAGCGAATGGTTCGCCAGGCACAAATGGCGCTGGCGGATCCGGTGGGGCAGCTTATAACGCAACGGCAGCCGGCGGGGCCGGCGCGCCCGGCTTTATTCTCATTGAATGGTGATAAAAATGAACCAGTGGGCACTGATCGAAAACGGTTTTGTGAAAGAGATTACAGACGTTGACCCTGATGGCCGCTTTCATCCCGATTTTGTCTGGGTTAAAGCTCCGGAAGAAGTGCGGCCCGGCTACATCTACGACGAAGCGAATTTCATAGCTCCGGAGGTGGAAGCCGTTCTCAAAACGAGATTCTCGCCGCGCGAGTACATACAGCGTTTCACTATGGAAGAGCAAATTGCGATTCGACAGGCGCAATTCTCTGATATGGAAGTCGGCCTCGTTTACGACGATTTCAACCGGGCCGAATTTATCGATGTTCTAGACCCGGATGTCGCGGCTGGCATCGACTTATACATAGCAAAAGGCCTGCTCGAGCCAAGCCGCCGTGAAGTGCTTCTGCGCCCTGGTACGAGTTAATCCCAGGGCTCGTTGTGCTCGAATGGCACATCCTTGACCACCGGGCGCTGCCTGCGGATCTTAATGATCTGTCGGGCCATTTTCCGGCCGTATTTTGGCACCAGCTCTTCCATTTCGTCGTTGCGGGACCATTTCGTCAGCACAAGGCCCAGGATGACGAGAACGATGACTCCACCGCCGACCATTGCCGGGGTTACTTGAATAGGGGTGAAAACAAATTCGTAAGCGATGGAAAGGACATCCTGAAGTCCGAGGTTCATGATGGTTCTCACGGAATGTAACGAAACCGTCGTAAATATAGCCTAGTTCCGGACACATTCACTATGCCCGCTTCGGCGGGTTTTTTTACGTCTGAAGGGAGACAACAGTGACAGGCGATCCTCCCGGAATTAGCCAGGACACGAAGGCGATATTGGCCGCGCTACATGAGATGCAGGCGGCGGCGAGCCGGGACACCAATGCGCGGTTTGAAGCCATGCAGAAGGAAATGCTGGCTATCTCGGCGGCGGTGAAGACGGGTTTCCCGGGGCGGCGACTTCGACGGCCACCGGCGCTATCACGAGCTTGTCATAGAGCGCGAGGAGCAGCGCCGGGAGTTCTGGCGCGGGCTGGCGCTGCATGTTGCCAAAACCAGCACATGGGCCATGCTCGCAGGCCTGTTTTTCTACCTGGTGCCGCTGATTGGCGGCAGCCTCAAGGAGTGGTTGCGCAGATGATGCTCATCCAGAACTGGCGCCGCAAGTTCCCGCGATTGTGGAGCGTGCGCCTGGCCCTGATCGCGGCCGTTCTTTCGGCGATCGAGGTGGCCATCAATTGGTGGCTGAGTGGCAAGCCCCCGCTGATCGTGATCGGTGCGGGGCTTTTCTCTTTGTGCGCGGCTATCGCGCGCGTGATTTCCCAGCCGAGGCTGAACGATGAAGACAGGAATTAAGCGGACCCTGCAGGGGACCGTGGGAGCGGGCGCCGCGGCGATGCTGCTCAACTTCGTGCCGCAGGTCGAAGGCACGATTCTGCGCGGCTACAAGGACCCCATCGGCATCGTCACGGCCTGCTCGGGCCACACGAAGACGGCGGTGCTGGGGCGCCCATACAGCCCGGCGGAATGCCGCCGGCTGCTGGAGGCTGATCTGGTCGACCACGCCGAAGGCGTTCTGGCCTGCACGCCGGCGCTGGCCGGCCACCAGTATCAGCTGGCGGCGGCCACTTCGTTCGCCTTCAATGTGGGCGTGGGCGCCTACTGCCGATCGGCGACGGCGCGCCGGTTCAATGCCGGGGATTGGGCCGGCGCCTGCCGAGCCATGAACCAGGCCGACAACGGCAAGCCGCAATGGGTGTGGGCCGGCGGCCAGATGCTGCCTGGCCTGGTCAAGCGGCGCGCCATCGAGCGCGAGATGTGCGAAACGGAGCTGCCCAAATGAACCCGTTCCTGCGCATGGCGCTGCCCTGGATCGGCGGCGCGGCGGTGGTGATGGCGCTGGGCGCGGGCGTGGTGCTGTACGGCGCGCACCGGGAGGCCGCCGGCGTCACCAAGGAGCGCGCCCGTGCCGAGGCGGCGCAGCGCGCCATCACCGAGGCCTACCAATTGGAGAAAGACCGTGCTGATGCCCAATACCGTGGTGCCGTCCTGGCGCGCGAGGCTGCGAAAGCTGGCCTGGCTGCTGCCCGTGCTGACCTTGACCGCCTGCTCCGCGCCGCCGGCCGTGATCCCGCGAATCCCCGAGCCGGCCGCCGACCTGATGAAGCCGGCCCCGACTGGATCGGAGGTTTTGCAGCGTGCTACGCGGAATATGGAGACCTGGCTGCCGACGCCGCAGGATGGGCCGACCAGGTGAACGGCCTGCAGGGCTACATCCGCGGGCTGCGCGGTGCCAGGCCCTAGACCGTGTCCGCCCGCTGGGGCAGCCAGAACCAATGCATATGCTTGGCGCGCCGGGCCTTCTGACGCCGGAATGTGATGCGCACCAGGCCGGCGTGGCCGGCGTCGATCTTCACCGTGTAGTCGCGGTCCTCGGCGGTGGCCGCCGGCGGCAGGGTATGCGAGGCCTGGGCCACGTACTGGCCTGGGACCTGCTCCAGGATTCCATTGTCGTCCATGGTCAGTCCAGTTTGTTGGCGATCTCGGTGGCGTAAAATGGACAGGCTGGAACAGCGCGCCAACGCTGCCCCGGCCCTAACCACCACTACCTGTTTGGAGGCAGTCATGGCTGAGAGCATTTTACAGACCGAAAAGGCGATACCCGATTCGGTTATTCATCGAATCAAGGAAATCGCAGAGCCATACCAGGGCAAGCCTGGATGCTGGGAATGGCCCAAGAGCCGCAATGTGCAGACCGGCTATGGGCAGATCAGCCATTACGCTGGCGCGGGCAAACACGTGATCTTCACGGCCCACCGCGCTGCCTTCGCGGCATTCGTTGGTGGGCCGGCGCAGGTGGTGTGCCATAGCTGCGACAACCCCGGCTGCTTCAACCCTGCCCACCTCTTCGCAGGCACGCAGCGCGACAACATCCTCGATATGCACTCGAAAGGTCGCGCCCGTGATTACGTGGCGACTGCAGCGCGCGGCGATGCGCACGGTTCTGTTACCAAGCCTGAGGCGACCCTGCGCGGCACCAGCCACCCCAAAGCGAAGCTCACCGAGCAAGACGTGCGCGATATCCGCGCATCGCCCCTAGGCTGCTACACGCTGGCGCGTCGTTATGGCGTGGCAGACGCCACGGTCAATGCGATCCAGCGCGGCAAGACCTGGAAGCACGTGACCTAA